GCAACCCCTGGTAAAACAAAAACATTTCGTAACACATTAGGGTTTATCCCTTGTGTTGAAATCTTTAATAACCCCAAAGGCTTTTCAACTGAAGGATTTGGTGAGTTTGATGCACTCGCCAATCACATTGTTACGCATGACGAAATGGTTCGCACCATGCGTAAGAACGTTCAGTTCTTTGGTAATCCTACTCTTCTTTCTTCCAGGCCTAAGACTGACCTGATGGAAGCTGGTGGTGACACCGTTGTTCAACGCCCTTCCATTGCAGCTAATTCAGGCTTTACTGGGATGGGCAGCTTAAGCCAGTCTCGGTTTAAATCTGATCCTTTAGCTCGTGGCATTGACGGTCAAATCCGTGTTCCACGAGTCATTGCAAACCTGGAACCAAACGATCGAGTTGGTTACATTGTTCCAGATGCTATTACTGGTGATCAAAATTCATTTGCTCGTCAATACCGCGAAGAAATTCGTACGGCATTGGGCGGTGTTGATGAACTGTCTATTTCCGCTGGTGTAACGGCAACAGAGTACAAGTCCTTATTTGGACGTGTTTCGGCAACATCAAAGAAAAAAGCAAATGCTGTGTATACGTATGGCATTTGTCGCTGTCTTGAATTAATTATTTATCAAGAAGAGCAGATTTTCCGCACCACATTGGCAGCTGCAGCAGGTCTTGAAAAACCTGTTGAGCCGGACGAAAATGCTGATGAAAACGAGTTGGCGCTTTATGCAGATGCGTTGACTGCTTTTGAAGATCAAGTAAAGCAATTAATGATGGCATGCGTTAAAACCCAGCAGATTCCTCCAGGGGTGCTGGGGCTAATTCCCGATGGTGACATTACTGTTCAATGGCGTTGGTTGGGTCCCGTATACGAGGATTCAACACAGGACATCCTGAACAACTCCATTGTGGTGCGCAACCTTCAGGAATTAGGTGTTGATAGCATTGAGGCACTGAAATACCTCTTCCCGTCCAAGACGGATGAGGAGCGGGCCGAGATGTTATCTGGGTTCCCGTTCAGGATGGTGGGCGAATTGCAGAATGCATATTCTTCTTTCGCTCGTTTAGTGGGGGGCATGATGCAGACTCCTCACCCGCAATCACCGGATCTTCCGATGGCTGCGGATCCAAGACTGGATTTAACCCCATATCTGTATCGAACATTAGAGGCCTTACAAAAGGAGATGAGTTATGCAGGACGCTACCGTCCAATCGATCCCACAGACGAGCCCAGCACCCGCAGCCGTCGCTCCGAGCAGCTACGTGGTGGCAGCTCCGCAACAGGCAGCCTCCCCGGCTCCGGTGCCGTATCAGGTGGGTACCAGTTACCCCCAAGCGGTGCCGCAGGCGGCCCCCAATTACCAATCAGCCCCTACTCAGTACGCCCCCCAATCCCCGACGACCTCGGAAACTATCTCGAATCCGTGGGAATCGGCGTTCAACAAGGTGGTGAATCTGCTGAGCGCACCAGTCCAATCCCCGTTCCAGGGTCAACCCTCGCAGCCGACGACTCAGTATTCCCCGGCGAACTACGGCCAACAAGCCAGCGCCCAAGTTACGCAACAATCGGCTCCGCAGACCTGGCAAGCCAACCCGGCCTTATCGCCCAACTCTTCCCAAACCTCGTCAGCTCCCTCCTTGGTGGCGCTCGCGGACCAGTTGGGAATGAGCCAGGACAGCCGCCAAGTAATGGACGCGTTCGGAATCGAGGCACCCGCCCTTCTGAACAACTACGCCCTGAATCTGGAGGCAATGCTGGACAGCGCCGTCGCGTGGGGAAACCGCGCCGCTGATACCATTCAGGGTTACGCCCAGTTTGCTGTTAATGAGCATCAAGAGAACCTGGCGTACAACGAAATCCTGACTAATCCTGACGTTCTCAGTGATTACACCCTGAAGTTCTTTGGTCCTGAAGGTCCGTACCCCGTGTACGAAAACGAAGTGGAACTTGAGCGTCCTGGTTATCGCACCGAAGCTGTGCAACCTACTGCCATGAATCAGTTCCCTGCCCCTCCGGCTGCTGATGCTCCTCAGCAACCTGAAAACTTCTGGGCTAATTTCAGCGAGCAAATGGCTCGTGATCCCCAGAACGCCTGGCGGCTCATGAACCAAGCTCAGCCTCAAACGCTGGCAAACAAACTGTTTGTGATGGAGTAAGGCGATGCGTAAGCGCTTAGCTTATGGCGTACCTATTGCTGCTGGCTTAGCCACGGGTGGGTACGCCCTTTCTCAAGGAGAGGATCCCGGTTCTGCGGCACTTGCTGCTGCGGCCGGTGGTCTTGGTGGTGCAGCTGGTTTACTTGGGGCACGTGCTCTAGCCGGGAAGTACGCTCCTCAAATGGTAAAAGGTATCCAAAATTTGGGCCAAGAACAACAGGACTTCCTTTTTGAACAAGCAACAAAGATGCGTGAAGGCGGTTTACGTCAGAAAGCTCTGTTGGAGCTAGCTGATGTAGCAGGTGGCGCAGGTTCTATTCCTGAAGCAACTGCGGCAACTACGCGTGTGCTAGGTAGGAACGTGGCTCTTGGTTTAGTTCCTGCTTCTGCTGCTGCTGCCGGTCTTGGCGGTGTAGCCCTTGGCGCTATTCCTGGTGCCATGGGTCTCCCTGGATTCCAGCAAGCTGTAGTTGATCCGGAGTCTTATGGCTCCAGTAATTCGATGGGTGCTCGTTATAAAGCACCTACCATGCAGTACACGTAATAAATAAATTACTGACTGCTACAATTTGTAGTAGATGAGGCAAAAGCCAAGTCTTCTCACCCGATAACAAAATTAACACTGGAGGATAAACCAAGGTGTTTATTGATAGCTAGTTCAGATCCTGGTAGGTATTTCCTTTTAGGATTTGGTAAATAGCACCGTGATTGCAGTTAAACTTTTCCGCAATCTTTCGATAAGAAAGTCCTGCTTCTTTTAAAGTTTTAATTTGCTTCACGTCTTCCGAAGAAAATTTTCTTAAAGTTTTTTTCGGTCTGCCTTTACTAGCAAAACCATTGTTCTTGTAACAACCGGTTTCCCAAGCTCTTGTAAGATTTTCTTGTTTGGTTACGATTTCAAGGTTATCGACGCAGTTATTTCTTTTGTTGTTGTCCTTGTGATCTACTTGAAGGGAAAAATTATTTGTTCCATGTGAACGAAGATCTAACCCTAAAAAAGCAATAGCCATCAAGACGTGAAGATGAAACCTCTTTCTTCTTCCATTTACAAGAACAGAAATACGGTCATAAGTACTGGTTGAGCTAATTGCAATTTTTTGAAAATATTCTTGGTTGTTTTCATCAAGTTGTTTTTCAAAAGCTTCTCCTCTTTCTGTTAAGTAAAGGTTACCAAATCCAGGAACTAATTTTGGATCCATGTTGTTTATGAACAGGTTTCCAAATCATACCTCAACTGAACGCTCAACGTTGTCACCTCATCGAGTAATTGATGAGTGCAAACCGGATGAATTCAGGGAAGCCCTAACGTAAAGACGAGGGTAATCCTGAGCCAAGCCAATCAAGCCCGTGATTGGAAGGTGCAGAGACTACTGGGGGTAACACGATCTTGTTACGTAATACCAGATTTAGCGTCCGGCATCCCACAGGGATGAAGAGATAGTCCACCCCTCTAAGAAATTAGGGACCAGGAGAACGATTTTCCAAAGATTTTAGGCGCGGAACTCTATCGTCCGCACCCTGCATATATTGCCGAGATGGCTGTGGAGCCCGTGGTTGTTCACGACTTCACTCGTCAGCCTGGTCAAACCGTTCAGCTCGACCGCTATAAGTTCTGGGGTACTCCTGGTACCAAGGACAGCCGTGAGCGCGTGGCTGACCAAACCATCGGTACCGCTAACAGCCGCAACATCACCAAAGAGAAGGTGCTTGTTGTGCTGAAAGAGTACACCGGCCCTGCTGATCCGGGCGATCCGACCCAGCCCAGCACCTTCAAGATTGCTCGTGAAACCCTGGTTACCGCCCAGCGTCTGCTGCTGGACACCGGCAACCTGAATATGTTCCACCAGTCGATCGGTAGCCTGACGCTGCTTGATGACTATCGCCGTTGGCGTGACCGCGTCTTCATTGACGAACTGGCCAAAGCTGATGCCAATGGTCAAGCTTCCAGCACCCAAGGTGGTTACTACTTCCCTGGTAACAAAGCCAAGAACTCTTCCAGCCAAGTTACTTACAGCTCCGCTGAGTACACCGCTGATGTGCAGCAGTTCTCGGTGCGTACCGACCTTCTGACTGTTGTCAAGGATCTGCGCAAGCGTAACGTTCCTACCTTCGCTGATGGTCTGTATCGTTGCATCTGCGATCCCACCTTCATGATGCACCTGCGTCGTGATCCCGACTTCCGTGAAATTGCTCGTTACGCTGGCAATCCTGGCCAAGGCATGTACATGGGCAACCCCATGATGCCTAACAACGCCAGCT